TCGTCTCGTCATATTTACTGGCGTTATAACCACCCAATGGCATTAGCTGATAAAGCTATTGAAAAAATTGCAGGTAAAGCATATAGAGATTTAGATCCAACTCAAAAAGCTCTTGTTGGTCTTTCCGTTGGTGGCCCAGTAGCAGCTTCTCTGGGTACCATGGACCTTACAAATCCAGGCGAACTGTTTAGAGCTAAGGGTTATGCACAAACTTATGCAGAGACTGGTTCAGAGGATCGTCGTGAAACTGCACAGCCTGGTCTTGAAGCAATCGAACGTTTAGTTCTTGGTCGTCAAGGTCGCCCATTGAAATATGAAACTGCAAAAGAAGATATTCCTTCTTTAACTCCAGAACGTTATAGAAGTTTCATGAAGAGTTATTATCAAGATCGAGGTATTGGTGGTCTTGGTTTAGTTAAAGTCACGCCTGAAAATTTAGAAGGTTATCCAGAAGCTCGCATTGTAGGTTTCCCTGTTGGTCTTCAATCTGCAGGTGCTCTTGCAGGCGGTACTGCTGCTCTTCGTCAAGCACTTAAACAACCAGGTGAGCCCACACAGTTAGGTCTTGCAGGTATTTCAGATAGTGCTTCTGTACAGTCAAAACTTAAACCAACAGGCCGCCGTGCTATTGGAATTGCAGGAGTAACACTTGCAGGCTCTGTTGCTGGTGCATTAGGTGGAAATTTAGTTAACCGAGCGATTGCTTCTGCTAATCGTCCACAATTACCTACTACTTCTGAATATCAGCTAGATATGTAGGCTGATAAAATTAACTTATCAAGTAAGCGTTTGTAAAAAAATGAATCTTAGTTCTGACGAGCTTATTAAAGAATTTACAGAGTTTCTCAAGGAGAAAAAATTAGGTGGCCGTGCTCGCTATGGTGCCCGTAAATTAGGTGAAGCAGTTACTGCTAATCCACGTACTGCAGGTCTTCTTAGTGCTGCACCCGCAGTTAGTTATGGTCTTGGTAGTTTAGCCCAAGGACAGATTGCTCAAGGTCTTGGTGAAATTGGTGGTGGTGTAGCTGGAGAACGCCTTGCTCGTGGACCTGCCGCTGCTGCACAAGCAGCTGTTAGCCGGATGGGTGTCCCTGGTAAACTTGCTGCTCCTTTCGTTGGAATGGGTGTACGTGCGGCAGGTGGCTTACTTGGCGGTGCTTTAGCGGGTGGTCTTGCACAACCAGTTGCTGCTCTTGGTGAGAAAGCGGTTGATGCAGTAACTGGCCGTCAACGTGAAGAAGGTAAAACCCCTGGTTTACTTGGTGGTACCGGTGTTGGCGATCTTAGCCCATCTCAAATTGCACAGCTGAAAGAAATTGCAACAGTTTACGGTGTCGATATTCCTGTTGAGCAAACTAAAGCATTAATGCCTTTAGCTAATCAGATGAAGGATCGGGATATGCAACGTACGATGCAACTAAATCAGCAATTAGGTCAATTAACTGGTGCGTTGAATCGTCAACAATATACTTTCCAATTAGCACAGGGCGCTCAGTCAGAAGCAGGCGCTAATCTGCGCACCATGATGACAAGCAACCCTTACGCTTCTTCTGTATTCCGAGGTTGATTAATGGCTAAACAAGCAGGTAAGTTTGCGCCCGTATTTGATCTTCAAGATCCACAAACTGCATCAATTTTAGGTGTTGGACCTAATCTTGCAGGTTTTGGATCCGCCGCAAATCTTGGCACTGGTAGCGTAAAAGATTATCAAACACTTATGGCAGGTGTTCCTGCAGGAGAAAGAGAATCTTTCCTGCAGTATCAATTAATGGCTCCTCTTTTTAAAGCTGCAATGCGTCAGTTTGATGAAGATTATCAAGAAGAGATGTTAAAAAGAAAAGAAAAATACGATACTAAACGTGGCTTTAAGTCTTTGATGTTTAATCAGCTTAGTTCTGGATTAAATAACTTGGCTAAAGGTATCGGGATGTCTATGAATCCCTACGGTACTCCCGAAGCCGCACGTTACGTTGCAGACATGGCTGCCCAACGTGGTGCTGCACAAGCAGCTGGTTATTCAGCTGTGCGTAGGCCTATTAACTTACCTATTGTTCAACAGGCGTCTGCACCTAGCTATTTCTAAGTGTCTTAATTTAGAATAAGGAGAAGAAAGGATGGCACAGTCTAGTTCACCAGCTAGTTATCTCTCTTCTCCTCCTTCTTCATCTTCTGGCGGCGGTGGTATGGCATTTGATTGGGCTACATTTGGTGGTTTTGGCTTAGGAGCTATTGGTAACATTGTTGGTGCCAGTATGCAGGCAAGAGCACAAAAACGTGCTGCCAGGATGCAGGCCAATGCTGCAAACTTGAATTCACTTTCTAGTCTTTATGGCCAGCAAATGGCCATGAGACAGAACCAGATGGATCGAGATGCAGCTCTCTATGCTTCTTCTCAAAACATCAAGGCTGCTCAAGACGCACGTGCTGATAATTATCGGTATGGCATGAATGCCAACCTGATGAAGACACAGAGTGATATCAACTCTGGATTAATTGCTGGTGGCATGGGCATGATGAACATGCTCGCTGGCAAAAACATGGATGCTTTAAACCGTGTTATTGACAGAGGTTTGGAAATGCGTAGGGCAGACCAAGCATTTACCTTGGGACGTTTAGAAGATAGAGATCGTTTTGACTTAGCCAAGCAGGCTGCTGTTTTCCGTGCAAACTTTACAAACCCAATGGAAACAGTTGAGCAAGGTCGCAGGGAGCGTAAACGAATTGCAATAGCACTTTCTCCAGAATCTCGTGAACTTCGCAAAAAAGAGCGTGAAGGACGCATTAAAGAAGCAATTGCAATCAAACGTGGATTAATGGATAAAATGTTTGGTAATTACTCCCCTGGTTTCTACGGTTAATTACTACAGTTAGAATATTTAAAGTATTAGAGGTTAGGTATGGGCGGCGGTTCGTCAGGCGGAAAAAGTAACGATAAGGCTACTGCACAAGCGCAAGAAAGGATTGCAGCAAATCAACTGCAATTTGATCGGGAACGCGCTGCTGAACAAGCAGCACGACAAGCAAATATTGATGCGTATCAGAAAACAGTAGATGATCGTCGTTTTGCTCTTGATTTAAGAGGAGAGGAACGTGCCGATAGAGCTTTAGCATTCCAAAATACACTTGCTCAACAACAGGCTGATTATCAAAAACAAAGGGACGAAAAACTTTTCGGTTTACAACAACAGCAGTTTGAATTAACTCAGCAAGATCTTAAGTTCTATCAAGACAAATCAACACGAGAAGAAGAAAGAATTCTCGCAAAGGACAAAGCAGCTGAAGAAAAAGAAGCAGCACGCCTTGCTCTTGGTGCTGAAGGCTATGACGCTTACAAAGAAGGTTTAGAGCAACAATTACGCAGTGGTCTTATTAACGCTGCTGCTGCCCAAGAGTATCTACAAGACTATGCGAGTACTTATCAGATTGCTGGTAAGCAACGCCAAGATTCCCTTGGTTTTGGTGATATTTATGGTAAAGAAGTTCTTCAGCCTCGATATGAACAAGGTGTTGGTACTGCATACGAAGAAGTTTTAGGAAGGGCGCCAACGGAAGAAGAATATGCAAAAGCCATGGCCAAATTTAATGTGGCAGAAGGCTTTACATCTGCTTCAAGTCTTAAAGAAGATCTTTATAAAACGACTGAATATAAAGATAAATTTGATAAGAGTTATCTTGAGTCTTATTACGATACGGTTTTTGGCAAGGAGATTAAAGACGAAGAAGGTTATAAAACAGGTGATCGTACTTTTAAATTTGATAAGAGCCTATTGCCTACATATAAAGGAGATCTTGCTGAACGTACCGGTGTTGAATTACCTAATTTTGCAGACGAGTTTACTGGTAAACCATTTGAGCTTGAAGCGCAGCTTGACAACATTAAAGAATCACGCCAATTCCTTTACAATGCTGGTTTAACTAATCTTCAGGGTGAAATTGACCAACAAACTCAGAAGATTAAAAATGAAGGCATGAAAGAGATTCAAAAGATTGCTGCTCAGGGCGATATCTATAAATCAGTTATTGGATCCTTTAGCTTCTAAAGGATCTTATGTTTTATAATTATTAGAAGGTTCTTTTTTAAAACAATGACCGCAGATACCACGCAGGCACAACCAGTGCAGCAAGTCCAGGGCGATACCGACGACAATTACTTTGACGTACTTAAGTTCGAAGAACTTCTTAACCGTCTTGAGTCTTCCAAAAAGCGTCAGCAACGTCAAAAGAGCGTTGAAGGTCGTCGTGACATCTTTGCCACTGGTCTCGCTGGCATGATGGGCAATTTCTGATTGAGGTAAACAATGCCTGCATCTGATATCGAAGATACCTACTCAACTGACGATTGGTTTGATCTTGACAAGTATCGTCAAGCTGCAGGCGTAGCTTACGAATTCTCAAAGAAGAAAATGGAGGACGCTGGTGCTCAAGAACGAGAAACCATCGGTAAAGGAGCAGAAGAACAGCGAACCTCTGCTGGTCAAGCCCAACGCTTCAGGCAAGAAGACGAAGCTCGAGACTTCAAGCAAGCCCAACGAGCATATCGATATTGAGATCTTCGACCGTTGGGTCGATAATCTTGATTCATCCACTCAAGAATCGTTTTTATCTTTCTCGGAAGATAACTATTCTGTAATTGAGTGTTATCTTTATGCTCGTTTTCTTGGTTACACAGGGAGCATCGTAAGCTGCGATCTGTGGGTTAATGAGCATTACAAAAAACCTGATCACAGGAAAACTCTTCTTTATGAAATTGAAGAGATGCAAGAAGACATCCGTAAGCTGCGTGATGCAGTAGAGCAGGGTGTTGTAAAGCGTGATGCAGGTGTTGCACGAATTGCCTCAATGCAAAAAGAATTGCGTGGTGCAATTCTTCAAGTAGAACAATTTACTTCTGTTAGAGATAGAAAAGGCTTGTTAATGGCTGGAGCTGATAGAGCTATTCGTGAGTTAATGTTTGTATTCAAAGATGATCCAATTGAAGCACCTTTGAATGAGGCTTCAATGAGTGTATGGGCTAGAATGCAACTAGAAGAATAAGATTTAATTTCTTAAGGTTAACAAATGGGCGCTGATTTTAGGAAAGGACAAAACGACCCTAGAGATCCTCAAGTTAGAGAAGGTATTAGGCGTCGACAAGAAGCTGCTGCACGTGATTTAAGTTCACGTGAACAAGCCAGGCAAGCAGAATTTCAACAACGACGTGAGCTTGAGCGTGAACAGGCTATGCAACGAGCAGCTCAATCCCAAGTTCCTCAGCAGTCTCCCCCTCCTGGCTTCGAAGAAGCTACTTTCCGCCGTGCTGAAGTTGAAAAAGCACGTGGTGGCCTTGGTCGTAGAGCCAATGCTTTAGATCAACGTAGAGCACAACAAGAATCTTACGAACGAGAAAGACAACTACGCAATAAGTTTGAAGGAGAGTCTAACGAGATGCGTCGTCGTTCTCAAGCGCAACCTCCTGTGCGGTCTGGAATGATCTTTGGTCCTGGTCGTTCAACACGTATGCCAGATGGACGTAGTCCTGAGTACCAACAGATCATTGATCGTTTACGTTCCATGAGGGGAGGTAACTGATATGGCAAAAGGTAAGATGCCACCACAGCTTCTTGAATATTTTAAAAAGAAAGAAGCTAAAAATAAAGATGGCTCAGACATGAGCGATAAAGAAAAACGTAAAGCTGCTTTAGAAAAAGCTCGTAGCTATAAAAAGCAAAAAGCAAGTAAGAAAGAAAAAGCTTAAACGTTCATGCAAAGCAAAGGTCATAAGGCTGATTTTGCTCACTTTTTGATTGAATCAGGTGAGCAAATACTCAGTCTTCTTTGGCCTGAAGCAAATGCTCGTCGGGCAGCATCTTTAGAGATTATTGCTCGCACTGCCTATACGGCTGAGGAAAGTGCTTGTCACTACCTCGAAACGATTGGTCTTGATCAGAGCGGCTCCATCCGTAAGACTCTGGAGCTAGCACGTCGGCAGGATAGTAATGAGCAGACGCATGAAGACATTTTTGCTCGTGATCTTGGTGGATTGTCCTTATGGATAGACCGTTTTGTGGCAAGGCATGTAGCTGTTTTTGTTTATTGGATATTTGCTTTTACTACTTTGTTAGATCATGAATTTGCTTCCTTGCTTGGAGAAGCGGTTGAGGCAGAAGCAGTTAAGACATATCAGCGCATGCTTTTGGAACAACCAGAAGAATGGTTAGAGCAACCTGCAACTCCAATTGCAAAAGCTTATTGGAGGGAAGAAGGAAATATGTGGGCTGCTCGAAATGAAGATGAACCACAAACTCTTCGGGATGTAATTGAATTAATTGCTAAAGACGAGTCAGATCATGTGGTGGCCAATAGTCAAAAAGCAATTGCTTTCTAATCTTTAGGCTAGTATTTAATTAGTAACTCAGAGAAATAGCGTGCCTTCTTACGTTCATCTTGCTTATCGCCGTAACGCAAAGGCAGCAGCACGCAGTTTTCAGATTAAAGAAAATAAAAACGAACATCTTCTCGAAAAAGCTCGGGAAGATTTTGGTTATTTTTGTGAGTACGTTGCAGATAAACCACCAGCAGAACACCATAAGAACTGGCACCGTCACTTTATTACAAATGAGGACAGCAGTTGTTTAATTAAAATTGCTGGTCCAAATATTGATTTGCTTGCTCCACGGGGCTCAGCAAAATCTACAGTATTGGGATTATTGACAGCTTGGGCAATTGGTATTCATACAGCAGCAAAGAAACCGCTACAAGTTCTTTATTTGTCTTACACGGTTGATATTGCTCGTTCCAAATCTGCAACTATCAAACGAATTATTGAAAGCAAAAGGTATCAGGAAGTTTTTCCCACTGTTCGTTTATTAAAGAACGTCACAAGTAATGAATATTGGTCTATTGACCACAAGTTTGCAGGTATCGATACTACAGGTGAAGAACAGTTCACACTTTGCGCTGCTGGCCTTAAAGGTTCAGTGACTTCTAAGCGTTCTCATCTTGTGATGATTGATGACGCTATTAAATCAGCTGCAGACATTTCAAACCCTGACATCCGGAAACAGATGCAGGAAAACTGGAATGCTGTGATTGCACCGACCATGTTTGAAGGTGGTCGAGCTATTTGCCTTGGAACACGCTTTCGACACGATGACATTCATTCAACCACATTTAATGAACAAAATAACTGGACACAGATTGTCTTGTCAGCAATTTTAAATAATGAAAAAACAGGTGATGAAGAATCGTATTGGCCAGACATGTGGTCTCTTGATTATTTAAAAGAAAAGAAAAGACAAGCGCCAATTGCTTTTTCTTTTCAGTACATGAATCAAATTGTCAGGCAAAATGAACTTTCTCTGGCACCTGAATTGATTGTGAAAGCAGAAATCTCGACAGAGTTCGATTCTCTTGGGATTGGAGTTGACTTGTCTGCAGGTGTGAAAGAAAAGAACGATTACACCGTTATGGTGTTAGGTGGTCGTATCGAGGATCGTATTCATATTATTGATTATCGTCGGATCAGGGTAATGGGCAACCTTGAGAAACTTGATGCAATGAAAGAGCTTCTCAATGATTGGTCGATTTTAGGTAGAGATGATAACGGTAATTATTTCCCAACTTATTCAACTTGTGACATTTGGTCAGAAGCAGTTCAGTATCAAGCTTCTCTGGAAGCCGACTTTAAACGAGTTTGTCTAAACAATGAAAACCTATATAATTTAATTTGGCATCCCGTTAAAGGTTTCCGTGCTGATAAGTTGGCACGATTCCGTGGCATCATTGGTATGTTCGAAGATCGAAAGATTATTTTTAATCGTTATCGTAACTTCACGCATATGTTTGAAGAGCTTACTAATTTTGGTGTAAGTGGCCACGATGATTGTGTTGACGCACTTGTTTGGTTAGTGAACGGGTTGGCAAGAAAAGGTCAACTTCATGTTGATTTTTAATCTTAGAATTATTAAAAAGCTTTTGGGTCGTGGGTCCAGAATACGCAGCTATTGCTATTACATCTATAATTTCGGCAATTACAGGAGGCTCCTGGGTTGCCAATAAGATCTTAGATAGACAGCAAGAACGTATACAGCAAGCTTTTGATTATATCAGCGCACAAAAGCGGAGGATTGATGTCTTGGAAGATCAAGTTAATCACATGCCCATGGAGTATGTTTTAAAAGTAGATTTTCTACGAGAGATCCAAGAGATGCATCAAAATTTTAGACAGATTAACAGTAAGCTTGATAAGCTTATGGAAAAGCTTTTGTCGAAATGAGTTACATTATCGAAATTGAAGAAAATAACAATGGCGACTGCTGCATTACTTTTCCAGACGAATTAGTAGAAGAATTAGGTTGGCAAGATGGAGACATTCTTGATTGGGACGTTAGAGGAAATGGAATTGTTCTAAATAAAGTAAATGATTCTAGTGGTTATGAAGTTATAGAAGAGTAAAATAAAAAGATCAGGTGAATAAATTATGTATTACGCAGGTCAATCTAATATTGCAGGAGCAGTAGGAAACCTGGCGGGACTTAGCTTTCCAATTAACGAAAGCTCTCGCACCAGGAAGATTCGTGGTATTCGTAATTTGCAAGAAGGTGCTGCTGGAGGTGAAAAAGAAGCAGCAGAGCAAATGCTTCGTAGGTTAGGTGGCCCACAGCTTCCTCAAGTTATGGCACCTGGATCCAGCAATCTACCTGCTGCTATTGGAAATATGGGTGGGATTCAAAATGCTGAGTTCCTTGCTAACGCTCAGTTCTTTAGAGGTCCTCAATTTGGACAAATCCCCCCTGGTTTTCAGGGTAAATACGTTTCTTAAATAACTGCTAGTATCAAGAAAAGGAACAATAGTTAATGGCATCTACCACCAATGCTAGGCTTAAAGAAATTATCGATGCATACATCGATAAAGATGGTAGTGCCGTTGTAGATACAAGCATTGTTTCTTCTCATCTAGCACAGATGAAACTCTTTGGCATTCGCCAAGGAATTGAATTTTTTCCTAGTCAGGATAATTTCGGCAGTCAACGCAAGGACTTTATTGATCGAGTCCTGAAGTACAACCAAATGGATACCCGTCTGGATTCCATTTGGGATTATTTCTTGTGTGACGGAAAAGGTCTATTTTATATTCGTCCAACAAAACAAAACTATCGGCTTTATTATTTCCGAGAACATGAATATCGTACGTTCTATAACGTAGATGGTGAACTGGAAGAAGTCATCATCATCTATAGCTATAAAGTACGACGTGGTTTTGGATTCGGTGACAACATTAACGTCACTAACGCTACAGGTACTGCAGTTTCAGGTGACCAAGGCGCTAAGCGTTACATAAAACTTTCAATCAAAGCGGGCGAGATTGAAGAGACTCATTCAGAAGGAGAAATGTCGTTTGACATGCCTTCTTTTGCAACTCCAGGTAAATCTAAAACGTTTAAGAATTCGCTTGGATTTATTCCATGCGTCGAGATTTTTAATAATCCAAAAGGCTTCTCCATGGAAGGCTTTGGAGAATTTGATGCTCTTGCAAACCAAATCGTTACGCATGACGACCTAGTCCGCACTATGCGGAAGAACATTACCTTCTTTGGTAATCCAACTCTTCTTTCATCTCGTCCCAAGACAGATCTTATTGACGCTGGTGGAGATAGCGTCGTACAGCGCCCTTCTATTGCTGCAAATTCAGGGTTCAGCAGTATGAACCCAATGAGTCGATCTGCTTTTAAGCAAGATCCTGTATCCCGTGGTGTAGATGGACAGATTCGAGTTCCACGTATTATTGCAAACTTAGAACCAAACGATCGGGTTGGTTATATCGTTCCAGATGCAATTACTGGAGACCAAAACGCTTTTGCTCGACAGTTTAGAGAAGAAGTCCGTACAGCACTTGGAGGTGTTGACGAACTGTCTATTTCTGCAGGCGTTACCGCAACAGAATATAAGTCGTTATTCGGACGTGTTTCTGCTACGTCTAAGAAAAAAGCTAATTCTATTTACACACATGGCATCTGTAGGTGTCTTGAGTTAATTATTTTCCAAGAAGAAAAGTTATTCCGTGAGTCATTGGCTGCTGCCGCTGGCATTGAAAAGCCAATTAGACCTTCTGAGAATGCATCTGACGATGAGTTGGATTTATATGAAGCAGCCTTAGAAGGTTTTAACGAACAGATCAAACAATTAATGATGGCATCTGTTCAAACCCAGCAAATCCCTCCCGGAGTAACTGGTCTTATTCCTGACGGAGACGTTACAATGTTGTGGCGTTGGACGGGTCCTGTTTACGAGGATTCGACCCAAGATATTCTCAACAACTCAATTGTTGTAAGAAATTTACAAGAGTTAGGTGTTGATAGCATTGAAGCACTGAAATACCTCTTCCCTTCTAAAACGGATGAGGAACGGGCCGAGATGTTATCTGGGTTCCCGTTCAGGATGGTAAACGAGCTACAGGGTGCATATTCTCAGTTCGCTCGTTTAGTGGGAGGCATGATGCAGACCCCCCACCCGCAATCACCGGACCTTCCGATGGCGGCGGATCCAAGATTGGATTTAACGCCATATCTGTATCGAACATTAGAAGCCTTACAAAAGGAGATGAGTTATGCAGGACGCTACCGTCCAATCGATCCCACAGACG